TGAAACACCTACAGGAATTAAACTTCCTTACATTGTAACTTTAGAAGAAGGTACAAGAAAAATATTATCAATTAGAAGAAACTTTGCAGCAGAAGATATGATGAAAGACAAAATTAATTATTTTGTTCATTTTAAATTTTTACCTGGTTTAGGTTTTTACGGTTTTGGTTTAACTCACATGATAGGTGGTTTATCAAGAACAGCAACAGCAGCATTAAGACAATTGCTCGACGCTGGTACCTTGTCTAACTTACCCGCAGGATTTAAAATGCGTGGTATTAAGATGAGAGACGAGGCACAATCTATTCAACCAGGTGAATTCCGAGACGTAGATGCTCCAGGCGGAAATCTAAAAGATGCCTTCATGACACTACCGTTTAAAGAGCCGTCACAGACTTTATTACAACTTATGGGTGTCGTGGTAGATGCAGGGCAACGATTCGCTTCGATTGCCGATATGCAAGTAGGAGACGGGAATCAACAAGCAGCAGTGGGCACGACAGTAGCTATGTTGGAAAGAGGATCTAGAGTTATGTCAGCCATACACAAAAGATTGTATGCTGCTATGAAAAAAGAATTTACTATTCTTGCTAGAGTATTTAAAACTTATTTACCACCAGAGTATCCATACGATGTTATTGGTGGACAGAAACAAATTAAACAAATGGACTTTGATGACAAGATAGATATTTTACCAGTTTCAGATCCTAATATATTTTCTCAAACACAAAGAATATCACTTGCACAAACAGAAATGCAACTAGCAGCAGCTAATCCACAAATACACAATCAGTATGCAGTATACAGAAACATGTATGAGGCCTTAGGTGTAAAAAACATTGATGCAATTTTAATTAAACCACAACAACCAACACCATTAGACCCTGCACTAGAACATATTGCAGCAATGGGTTCAAAACCATTTCAAGCTTTTCCAGGTCAAGACCACAGAGCACACATGACAGCTCATTTAAATTTTCTTGCAACTAATTTAGCTAGAAATGCACCCATGGTTAGTGCTGCCGTACAAAAAAACTGTATGGAACACATAAGTTTAATGGGTCAAGAACAAATTGAATTAGAATTTAGAGGAGAATTACAAGAACTGGCAAAAATGCAACAGATGGCGCAACAGAATCCACAAATTCAACAACAAATGGTGCCGTTACAACAAAAAATTGAAGCTAGAAAAGCTATTTTAATTGCTGACATGACTGAAGACTATATGAAGGAAGAAAAAGCAATTACTGGAGACTTTGGTAACGACCCTATTGCACAATTAAGAGCAAGAGAGTTAGATATTAGAGCTCAAGACAACGAACAGAAGAAAAAAGATGCTGAAGATAGATTAAATCTAGATAAAATGAAATCTATGATGAATCAAAGCGTACAATCAGAAAAACTAGATCAAACTGAAGAGTTAGCAGAACTTAGAGCTGATACTTCTATTGAAAAACAAGAAATGGCTAATGAAGCCAGAGAAAAACTAGCTATGATAAAAAGTATGGGGAATTAATTACATGATTGATAAAAAAGAAAAGAAAACTTTAACAAAACATAAAATACACCATACGACAAAACATATGGCGCAAATGAAAAAAGATATGAAAAAAGGTGTGAACTTTAAAAAATCACACATTAAAGCTATGAAAAAGGTGGGTGCATAATGTGGTTTGGTGCACTTAAACTAGCGTTAAACGCTGGAACACATATTTACAAAAAGAAAAAAGAAACTCAAATGCTAATGGCTGATGCACAAGCGCAACATGCATCTAAAATGGCTAAAGGTGAGTTAGAATTTAGTGGCAAGCTCCTCGAAGCTCGTCAAAACGATTATAAGGACGAGGTAGTTCTTGCAATATTAACGTTGCCAATTTTAGTGCTTGCATATGGGGTCTGGTCAGACGACCCACAAGCTATGGAGAAGATAAAAGTGTTCTTTGAGCATTTCCAAGCATTACCCAAATGGTTTACTAATTTATGGGTGCTTGTATGCGCTAGTATATTTGGTATAAAGGGTACACAAATATTTAGAAACAACGGAGGTAAAAAATAATGTTAAAAAATCCAAAAAAAGCAGACCTAGATAATGATGGATCATTAAGTAGTTACGAAAAAAAAAGAGGAATGGCTATAGAAAGATCTATGAATAAAAATATGGACGGAGGAATGATTAAAGATGAACGTTCTAAATTTATGGGTGGTGGAATAGCTTACGCTGGTGGCGGAAGAGCAATGAAAAAAGGTGGTAAAGTATAATGCCTGGAAAAGAAATTAAAGGAAGAAGTAAAAGAGCAAATTACCGTGACGGTGGCAGAGTAAATAAAGCTGGCGGCGGGGGACTTTACGCAAACATTCACGCAAAGCAAAAAAGAATCAAAGAGGGTTCAGGTGAGACTATGGCAAAAGCTGGAGACAAAGGAAGACCTACTGCTAAACAATTTAAACAAGCAGCAAAGACAGCTAAAGCGTAATGTTAAAGTCTAGGGGCATGAGTAGAATACTTCTTAAAAGAGGTGGTTCTCCTGCGTGGACTAGATCTGAAGGTAAATCTAAATCTGGTGGACTGAATGAAAAAGGACGTAAGTCTTATGAAGCAGCTAATCCAGGATCAGATTTAAAAGCACCACAACCAGAAGGTGGAGCAAGAAAAAAATCATTCTGCGCTAGAATGAAAGGTATGAGAAAGAGACAAAAACCAAGTAACAACACAGGTGACGATAGATTATCTAAAGCACTTAGAAAATGGAAATGTTAATATGACAAAAAAAGCAAAACTACAAAAAGTAATTAAAGGCTTAAACAAAGCTTCTAAATTACATGCAGGCCAAGCTAAAGTATTAAAAGGCATGGTAAAAAAAGACAAGACAAAGAAAGCCTAAATATGATGGACCCATTAGTAGTCGTATCTAAAATGCAAAAAATGATGCGAGATAGCTTACAAAGAGTCGGCGATGCCATGATAAGTGGTGGTGTTGACAATATGGAAAAATACCAGTATATGTTAGGGCAAGCAAGAACATATCAATATCTATTACAGGAAATCTCTAACCTGCTAGAAGAAAAGGAGCAAAAAAATGAGCACGGAAAAGTTGTCGACATCAATGAAGGAAGTTCCAAAACATAGGAACGCACTTTCAGAAAAGTATAAAGAAGAATCTAAAGGTGAACGAGAACCTTTAAATCCAGAAAATATCAAAGACGTAAAAGATCAATTACCGGAACCCTCTGGTTATAGACTTTTAGTTTTACCTTTCACACCGAAAGAAAAAACTAAGGGCGGAATAATCATGGCTCAAGAGTCTTTGGAAAAATTAAGGATAGCTACAAATTGTGGTTATGTTTTAAAAGTTGGACCATTAGCATATTATGACAAAGAAAAATTTCCTACAGGACCTTGGTGTAAAAAAGGTGAGTGGGTTGTCTTTGCAAGATACGCTGGATCACGATTACCAATAACTGGCGGAGAAGTCCGTCTTTTAAATGACGATGAAGTTTTAGGAACTATAAAAGATCCTGAAGCTGTGTTGCATAACATATAAACATAGAAGGAGTAAAACTATGCCAGAAACTGAAAAACAAGATCTAGTTGACATTGATACATCGGGACCCGGTGCTGATGTTCAATTAGAAGAAGAAACGGTAACGGAAGCACCAGCAGAAGAAGTTGTTGTTGAAGAACCTGAAGTTGAAACTAAAGTTGAGACACCAAAAGTTGAAACTAAAACTGAAGAACCAAAAGAAGAACTTGAAGAATATAGCGAAGGAGTTCAAAAAAGAATTTCTAAACTTACTAAGAAATGGAGAGAAGCAGAAAGACAAAAAGAAGCTGCTTTAGAGTTTGCAAAAGGAGGTCAAGTTGAATTAGAACAATTAAAAACAAAAGTTTCTAGACTTGAACCTGGTTATGTAAACGCCATGGAAGGTAAATTAAAAACTGGTTTAGAGGCGGCTAAGGCACAACTATTAAGAGCAAGAGAAGCTAATGATATTGATGCTGAAGTTAATGCGCAAAAAGAAATTGGTAGAATTGGTATTGAAGAATCTAAAGTTAATACTTTAAAAAATAGATATCAACAACAAGCAGCGCAAGCGCCTGCTGCACCTAGAACATTAGATCAAGCTGTTCAAGCACCTCCTGCAGATCCAAAAGCAGAGGCCTGGGCAGACAATAATGATTGGTTTGGTAAGGATAATGCAATGACTTATACTGCATTTGATCTACATGATAAGCTAACCAAGAACGAAGGTTTTGATCCACATTCAGACGATTATTATAAAGAAATAGATAGACGAATGCGTCTTGACTTTCCGCATAAGTTTGATAAACAAGTGGTATCGGAAGGAACGACCAAACCGACACAAACAGTAGCGTCAGCAACGCGAAGTGTCAAACCTGGTCGCCAAACTGTGAGACTCACATCATCACAGGTAGCAATTGCTAAAAAATTAGGTGTGCCATTAGAAGAGTATGCGAAACAATTAAAAATCACGAAGGAGGCATAAGCATATGAGTACAGATAC